GTAAAATTTAGATTTTTAAACAGTGAGCGTGGTAAAAGCAAAGAAGAATTGAACTGGGCGACACCAATTGAAAACACCGGAGTTTCGGAGTTCCCTTTGATGAACGAAATCGTAATCATAGCTAAATATTTAAATAAATATTATTATTCAAAAAAACTAAATTTCAAATCCGTGGTGAATTCAAACGCATCATTTATTACCGAAAGAGTTGCCGGATATGTTGAATCAAATTTAAATGAATATACGGGAAAGAAAAATTCTGGGCCTACATCAAAAATGAATTTTGACGGGGGAGCAAATTACGAGGGGGTACTGGGAAATTATTTTAAATTCAATCCTAACATCAGAGCATTGAAACGTTACGAGGGAGATACAATATTAGAGTCTAGATTCGGGTCATCCATACGAATCGGCGCATACGACGGCACGAGAAAAAACGACACTGGCTTGGGTGAGTATAGTGAAGGTGGGGGAAATCCAATGGTGTTGATAAGAAATCGACAATCCCCAATAAAGGGGACGCCCGGATTTACCGCGAAGGGATACACGGCAGAAGACATAAATTCGGACGGCTCGTCGATGCATTTTACATCCGGAAAGACCATATCCACATTTAATCCTACCACAAATACTCCTTTTATAAGTGGAATACTCGGGTTTAAAATTCCTAAATTGGATGGAGACCAAATAGTAATAAACAGCGATAGATTGATATTTTCGTCCAAGGTAAACGAAACTCTATTTTTTTCCAAGAAAAGCATGTGCATGGCATCGGATGAAGAATTTATAGTTACATGCAAAAAAAAGATGACATTGACTAGCGTGAAAACTGCCACAATCAATGCACCAAAAATATATTTAGGAGACCATGGTAAACCATACGAACCGGCGTTGCTTGGAAGAACAACTGTGGCTTGGATGGATAAAATGGTAGACTGGATGTTGTTGAATGTTAATACACAAATTCAAACATTAACGACCTTAATAGCTTTTGCTGAATTGCACGTACATCTTGGAAATTTGGCAAAACCTACCTCGCCTCCTATTCCACTTGTAACTGCGGTTCAAATTGCTCTGTGGGTTGAACAACTGACATCACTGAAGGCGTCCCAGTTAAGTCTGCTTGCCCACCAGTCGCAGTTGAGTTCATTGATGAGTAGCAGAGTATTTGTGTCGGGGGGAGTAGATTAATATGCCACTGAATATAAATATACCTACAATAAAAGCTCCAACAATTGGGGCGGGAATTTCCACGCCTCAAAATTTATCTCTTGGTGCAATCACTAAATCAACAACTTCGCTCACCGGTCTAAGTGTACCAACCGCATTCAACGTTCCCACATCGACCTCGGGTGTGGCGTCATCTCTTGGTATAAACACTAACATGTCAACCGGACAAGCATTCCAGACGCTTGGAGTTAATCCTTCTTTAAGTGGACTTGGATTTAATGCCCAGCTTCCTTCTATAGCCGGGTCGCTTAATTTGTCATCTTTAAAGCTGCCACAAATTCCACAAATTCCGGGACTTGGTCCAATAGGAATAAGTTTAGGAGCAGGACCAAAATTTTTGGCGGAAACTCTTATTAAATATAAAACTATAATTCCTCCGTTTGTGCCGGGGTTAAAAATAAATATGGCAATGGCCGGGGCGGCGATATCAATATTAAAAGCGGTGTCTGGTGGGAATATTGGAGCATTGGCAACATCTCTTTTAGAAGATTTGAAAGAATCTACTGGCGTATCCGCCATACAAGACCAAGTTCAATCCCAAGTAGACCAAGTTAAAGAAATTACTCCGTTGGCCGGATTAGAAGAACAATATAATAATTTACAGTCCAGTTTACAAACTACAACTCAGGAAGCTTCCGGAGAAATTCAGTCGGCAACGGACATTACACAAGCATCGCCCACATTTTTGAGCAATTCTTCTGTGACATTTGGTGCACCGACCGGAAGCAGTGCTTGATAATTGTGTCAATTACATTATATTTATATAAGGAACCATATATATGAAAAAGACAGAACTAGTCGAAATAATCAGAACGGTCGTCCGGGAAGAAATAGAAACCTCTCTCCCCCAGTTTCTCATGGAAGTTTTAGCCGAAAAAATTTCCACCCAATCTATGTTGGGAGAAGTTAAAAAATCGCCAATTGTACCATCAACCAAGCCAAGAAGTGTGGCTCCAACCATAGCAAAACCAGCCCCGGTCCGTACATATGCCAAAGACCCGGTGTTGAATGCAATTCTAAACGAGACTGTTGGTGGCGTTCCGCAGGAGGCAGAAGTGTCGGGCGGCTCAATGTTGGATACCATAAAGAATCTATCCCCGGAGGTATTAAGCGAAAATAAGGAAGTTGCCGCCGTGGCCACCGCAATGACACGAGATTATTCACAATTAGTTAAAGCGTTTAGTAAGCCAAGAAACAAATAATGGCAACATTTGCACAGCCTTTTGGAGTGACTTTGCCCATAACTCGTGGGAATCAAGGATATTTTAATCAAAGCTATAGTGCGTTGGATCAAATTAAATCTAATCTAAATTTACTTTTGCGGACAAAAAAGGGAGAGCGGCGTATGAGTCCCGAATTTGGTTCTGGTTTATGGTCAATCTTGTTCGAAAATTCCACGGACGATCTTATTCCTATAATAGAAGGTACCATACGCAGAGACATATCCAAATGGATGGGATATGTGACAGTAAATTCGGTCTCTATTTCCGGTAATTCCGACAACGAGAATTATAATAAAATATCAGTTAACGTGTCGTTTACCGTTCCGTCCATTGGGATATCGGATGAACAAACTTTAACTGTGGCAATGAACACAAATAATATATGATTCTAGATACACCGAAATCTTTCCAACCCGGCAAAAAAGACGTAAAATATCTTAGCAAGGACTTTGGTCAATTGAAGCAATCGTTGACCGACTTTGCCAAGACATACTATCCAAACACATACAAAGATTTTAGCGATGCATCTCCGGGAATGATGTATATAGAAATGGCCGCGTATGTTGGGGATATATTATCATATTACGTAGATTATCAATTCAAGGAATCTATTTTGGTAAACGCGGAGGAAAGACAAAATATAATAGATTCGGCGAGGGCAATGGGATATAAATCCAAGGCGTCAACTCCAAGCGTAACCACATTGGATGTTTATCAATTGGTACCAGCAAAGACGGACGTTGATGGTTCGTTTGTTCCGGATTTGAATTATGCACAAATAATCAAGCCGGGAATGTCGTCTGTCAGTGACTCCGGGGTGAACTTTCTCACAAACTCTCCGGTAGATTTTACAGTAGACACGAAAAATGACCCGTTGGAAGTATCCGTATATCAACGGAACTCCGCCGGTCAACCTGAATTTTTTGTTCTAAAAAAGAGCGCAAATGCGTTTTCCGGTAAATTTGTATCTAAGCAAATATCTGTGGGTAGCCCAACTCCATTTTTCAAAACATATTTGAATGAGACCAACGTAATAGAAGTGTTCGATATGTACGATTCAGATGGAAACCGTTGGAACGAGACGGAGTATCTCGCACAAGACTTGGTTCCAATCGAATCGGAAAATATACTCAAGAATGATATGGCACTCTCGGTTTATAGAGACACCGCACCATTTCTGTTAAAATACCTCAAAACCTCAAAACGATTCGTTACGGGAGTCAACGCGGATGGCACCACGTTTATAGAATTTGGTTCCGGTACCAACATATCCGACGATGAAATAGTAATACCAAATATTTATACCGTTGGAAAAGTTTCGACGTTCAGAACAGAAGGAGTTTACTATGACCCATCGAACTTTATGTCGTCCAACGCATTTGGACAAGCTCCGGCGAATACAACTCTGACCGTAAGATATGTTGTCGGGGGAGGAATAGAGAGTAATGTAAACGCAAATTCCATAAAAAATACTACGAGTGTAGAATTTTTCGGGGACGTGACGGAGTTGCCAACGTTGGAAAGAAATCTCACCGATTTAGTTCGGCGCTCAATCAAAGTCAATAATCCAATCCCGGCGGCGGGTGGCAGAGGGGCGGAGACCAACGATGAATTGAGAAACAACGCGATAGCAAGTTGTTCGTCACAAGGCAGAGCGGTGACACAGAAAGATTATGTTGTGCGTACGTATGCCATGCCGTCCAAGTATGGAGCAATCGCCAAGGCATATGCAGTAACAGACACCCAGTTGGATATGTCAAATATACAGGCCGCTACTGCGTATGCTTCGTCATCCGGTGGAATGTCTCCGCAAAATATAAATCAATATCAACCAGAAAAAAATAACCCTTTTTCTATAAATCTATATTTACTGTGCTACGACAAGTCTCAGAGATTGATAAATTCAAACGCGGCAATACAGCAAAATTTAAAAAATTACATCAATCAATATAGAATGTTGACCGACAGCGTAAATCTTTTGGATGGGTATATTATAAATATAGGGGTGGATTTTACCATAGTGGCATATAAAAATTATAATAAGCGGGAAATTTTGGCAAATTGTATCACGTTGGTAGGAAAGTACTTCGATATAAACAATATCCAATTCTGTCAACCAATAAACTTGAGCAGGCTAGAACTGGAGATTGGCAAGGTAGACGGCGTCCAGTCTGTGTCTTCCCTGAAAGTGAAAAATTTGACCCTTCGGGACGGAGATTATTCGAAACACGAATATGATATTGATAAAGCAACGGTCGATAAAATTATATACCCGTCCATTGACCCATCGGTGTTTGAAGTTAGGTTTCCTAGTAAAGATATCGTGGGTAGAGTAAGTTGATTTATTGGTCGAGTTACCACGACCTTTAGAAAGCAAGATAAACAGCAAAGATTGCGGCGGACTTGATATTTATTTAT